CGGAGGTGAGGGCACTAAATCTTTGGGGCGACATGCGTTCCACTTTTCGCCGATCGGTGCCCTTTTGTGTCTGGCCGTCCGGCGAGGGCCGTCCAGACATCGTCGCTCCCGCTCCTCCTCGTTGGCTGCATCGGTGGCGTTCGCCACTCGTTTGCCACCGGTAATCAAGATTAAATCCGGGGGCTGTGCGACTTTCAGTCCCTAAAACACCAATACGGTGTACCTGGTATTTGTTCACAGCACCCGCAACGACAATACCGGCTGAAGCCGGGTAATGTGGTTTGAATAATTTTATTTTCTGAAAAAGATTTTTTCTGCAGAACCAAATTCTTCACTCTACGACAACATCTTCGACGACATTTTATCGTAGATCGTAAACGATTTTTACACGTCGGTTTCATTTCAACCAACCGACGACATTCATTCTCAGTGCAATTTCTGAACGCTTGCACATTGTGCATCGTGGTTTCTTAGCAACGCTAATCTCCTTGTGGTAACATCTGGAACAACTCCAGATTCGATATATGGGTTTCATAATACTTCCTCGTACCCACACTTTGGGCATATCCAAAGTTCAACCCATTGGTCGGGTTTTACCTCTACGGGCCATGCGTCAGACCGGAAGTCTAACTCCTGGCCGCACTGTGTGCACTTCATTCTTCAGCCTCCAAGTTTCCAGGGCCTTTTCCTTTCATGTAGCACGAGAAGCAGCAATCGTATTCAGCAAGTGACGTTGCAGCCAAAGTTTCTCTGCCACAATGTTGACATGTGATCCATGAACCAACCATCGTCATTCTTCCTCCTTTTCCATGCAACCGCCATACGGCTCGACGATATGTCCACCATATCCGTCTGTTGTCCAGCCAGTGACTGTCGCTGCCTTGTAAGTCCACTTACCGCCAGCCAATTTTATTCGCCAGTATAACTTCATTCTGAAGCCATCCTGATCGTTATTTCAGCCGTCAACATTTGCAACATTTTCCAATGTTCCGTTTCACTCTTGCCAGGATAAAACCCGGCATCGATGCTTTCTTTGCAATACTTCCATTGCACGTCTGAAAGTTCATGTTCACTCATGCGTTCAATCTTCAATTGGATTTCACTTATTCCGTCCATGATACTCCTATGTAACACAGGTATATAACCCTATGTAACATCAACACATGCCGGAGCCATAAGTCACAACTTGCTCGATGAGTCCAAGTTGATGTGCGATCAGTGTTCCAATGAGGTACTCTAATCGTCGTTCCACGATATGTGCCAGGACACTTGCGCCCTGTCCCGCTTTGACTACAGTTTCCGCTGCTGCATCCGCAGCAACGCTGACATCAGGAGACATCAGATCACTTCCGCCTTCACGCCTCGGTACTTACCAGGAGCAAGTTCCACGAGGATACTATAAACATCGTTTGCAACTGGGCTTTTCGTTTCAATCTCGATGAGACCGCAACGTGCGACAAACCCACCAACGGTTGCTTTGCCGTCTACCAAAGTGGTGTCTTGCATGATTTGTGGTTTAGCACCATTCAAATCATCACCAGGATACGATGGAAGATCGTAAGGTGGGTCATCATTTTGTGCTTCTAAGTCAGCAATGATGAACTCTATGGTTTCACCATAATTGAAGACTGTCACCAAAGGATCCGATGACGCTTCATTGGGAACATTAGGGTCCCCTGTGTTTACAGTCGCTCTAGACTCGCCGTAGGACTTAACGAGTCCGACCGATGAATAACTTCCTTGAGTACCTTGGTGGTCCCCGAGGAAGTGTAAGAAAAATGCATCTCCAGACGTAGTATCATTAGGGGATACTAATTCGCTGTAGTCCCATTCTCCTGCTAAAAATGCGCTGCCACCATTATCTAATGGTAACTCGATTGTTGAGCCTCGCATTGCGTTACTAAGGTAAACTTTGAAATCCGACCATGTTCCAGCAATATCTCCAGATGTTTGCTTCTGAGCATCAGCATTCATCTGTTGCCATGTGTGGAATCCTCGCTTCCATGCCATTTGGGAAACCCAACTTTGGCCTGTAGTTGCGAAACTTACCCTATTCTCGCCATTTGGCGTGTTCGAACTCACGACTGTGATTTTCTTAATATGATAATCTCTTCCTTGACGATATAGCCGGCGGTTGACAATTGACAAACCGGCTGCAATGTCCAGGTAGTGCGACGTCTCATTTCCTGGCGTCCCACTGTTCGTCACCTCGTATCGAAGAACACGAGTTGCCGGTGTAGGTTTCTTCGCCGATCGGCTGCGCATTCGCTTCGATGAAGTCTTCTTTGCTGTGGTTTTGTGCCCAGGCATAAACCACCGTGTTTGGTGACATCCTATTAAAGTTCCCCAAACTCCCTTCTTGCTTCACAATTCATCGCCACACCCGATTCACAAGATTTCCGGAGGGGTTGTTCAGCCCTCACTTCAATCTTCCTTGCCGTCTTACCGGAGGTGAGGGCACTAAATCTTTGGGGCGACATGCGTTCCACTTTTCGCCGATCGGTGCCCTTTTGTGTCTGGCCGTCCGGCGAGGGCCGTCCAGAC